TCATAATCATTACTATTATTTAGATTACACTCCTGCTACAATGGTAGTTTCAAAACCGTCTCCGATAATCGCAGGGTCTACTATAAAAGCAGGTTCTTTTTCAGAACAAGTGATAGTTAAATTGTAACCATTAAAATCTCCCATTCCTGCTCCTGATGCAGTACCCGCAGATATATCACAACCATTCTGAGCTCCATATAGTTTGTAAACGCCGTCCCAACCTAAAGTAATCACATGAGGACGACCATAAGCCATCAACTTCATTTCTTTACGTGTTGTTGCGTCTTGGTTCGCTAATTGAAGCGTCCCGCTCCCCGTCCAAAAAGCAGTAGAGTTATCTCCACTTACTTCGTTAGATTCGTCCATTGTATTCTGACCTCTTAAGTCATACTTATATAATGAGTAGTTTGCTGAAGAAAAACCGTTCACTGTTTCATCTGTTGCGTCCAACTCTAAATCCTCGTATAATCCGCTTACAAAATTTATAAAGAATATTGCTTTAAGGCCTCCCTGAGTCTTACACGGAACGAGCCTTCCTTTTGAAATATCACAAGCCATATTAGTTTGGTGTTATTTGAGTTCCTGACATTACTACATTAGAAGCCCCATCAACCATTTGAGCCATCTTAGGATTCATTCCGTTAATAGTTAAGGTATAACCATTAAAATCACCCATAGCCGCTCCTGAAGCTGTTGATACAGATATATCGCAGCCATCATCTAATCCATAAAGTTTTCTAACGCCATTATAATCCTCAGTTATTACGAAGCATCTTGTACTTGTAACAATCTCCAATTCTTGTGTAGTTAATTCATCTTGATAAGGTAGTTGGATAGTCCCTGAAATTGTGTAATATTTTGAGTTATTATCTCTTGAGGATTCCCCTGTCTCATCGATTGAATTGCCGCTCCCACGAACATCATACTTGTAAAAGGTAGTTGATGCCCCTAAAGCTGATATTGAACCGTCTGCTGCAAAAGTTGCAGCTGCTGCCGCTGATGTCCAATTAGCAATTTCGATATGTTTGATACCGCCGACTGACTTGCACGCTGTCCCTCGTCCGGTTGTTAAATCACATGCCATACTTTTGTTTTTTTAAATTATTGTTAATAAAAAAAGGGGAAGGAATTAACCCATCCCCTTCAATTGGTTTGTTGTTAGTTACTAACTACCGCTATGATTAGTTAGCTGCGTTGGTAATTCCGTAAGTTACGATATCTGAAACGTTACCATATTGAACACCTGCAGTCATTCTCATAATGAATCTTACATTCTCAGAACCATCTAAGTCAGCCATATCTAAAACCTTAACAGTATTAGTATCATTCATTAATCCTGTACCGAAGAATAAGTTGGATTTTTGAGCGAAGATAGCTGTGTTGTCAGACATGCCCGGCGCTACGAATAACTTAACACCATCAAACATAACATCTCCCATGTTTTGGTTGTTGAATCTATCAACAAATCCTAAAGTACCCAAAGCTCTTACATAAGCTCTGTAGATATTGCTTGATACGTAGATATATGCATCTTCTTTTCCATATAATTGAGTAGGAATAGCATCTACGATTTTTCCTAATTCAGCAACAACGTTAGCTGCTGTTACAGTAGTTCCTGCTACTTCTTGTGCAGCCGGCAAATTAGCGTCTAATGCTAATAAAGTTTCAAATCCGTTGAACTCTCCACCTGTACCTGTTGCTCCTGACCATATTGCTACTTCGTTTTGAGCTGCTACTTTAGCTGCAACATATCCGATTAAATAATCAGAGAAAGATTTTGGCATAACGTCGTGAGCAGAATAACCCATTTGGATTGCATCCCAATCATCTCTGAAGTCAGCTTTACAAAGCTCAAGATTTACTTGAAGGCTTTTTGGTTCAAGTATTCTTTCTACTTGAGTAATAGTTGATGTGTCAGCAAAGTCACATGTAGCGTCTGCTAATAATCCATCTGTTGAAAGATTTCTAACGACTTGCTTGAATTTAATGTTTGGTTTAATTGTTAAACCCCCTTTTGCGATAGTGTCATTTGACAATAAAGCTGCAGAGATAAATTCTCCTGCGCTTTCGCCTGCATAACTTGTTGTAATTGATGTTGTTGTTGCCATAATTGATTTTTAGTTTTTAAATAATTTTGCAAAGACTCTGTCCTGCGTTGTCATGTTTCTTTTTTGTGATTCAAAGTGAAATTTTTTCTTTGACTCTGTTTTTACTTCAGGATTGTGAACAACAGGTATAGCTGCTAATTCAACTTCTTCTTTTTCTTCGGTTACCTCTACCTTAGATAATTGCAATTCGGCCTCAAGTTCTTTGATACGTGCATTTAATACATCAATATCCTCTTGAGAGAAATGTGTTTCCTTTGATACAGACTCAACTACTTTTTTAGGAGTAGCATTTTCTGCTGCCAATTCAGGCTCAGCCATTGGTTGCTCAGGTTCTGATACTTCTTCTTCTTCTTTAGGAGCTTCTTCCGATGCTTCTTTAATTTCAGAGATAATACCTTCCTCTACTACAACCAAAACTTTAGAATCCTCAAGAACATATTCTCCAACAGGTAAAGCAACTTTATCACCTTCCGTGATAATAAATACTTCGTATCCCGCTTCAAATACTTCAGCTTCGATTTCAACTCCGTTTTCCAACTTCATTGTCTCTAAACTTACTTGAATCCCTAAAGCTACTTTAATCTTGTTTAAAGTTTCTTTTGCGTTCATAAATTTTTGTGTTTTAAAATAATTGTGTTATTCGATTAATAATACTTGTATTTTAGTATTATGTAAGCTTTTCGTTAGTTAGTACTTTTGTTTCCAATATTCCGGACAAGTTTTGCAATCACATGGTTCCGGTACATAGGTGTTTTTTTCCTTACAATAATAAGCTTTAATTGTTGCCATATTTATTTATTTTATCTTTCTTTTACTGACCAAGTAGAATCTACTTCTAAAGTACAGTCATCGTTATCTAATAGGTTTGCTATCTGCCAAAATATAATGTCGTTTTGATTTAGTATAACCGAAGTCTGACCCGACCAAATACCAACATCTCTACCTCCTTGAAAGTTGTTGACTGTTCTTACTTGAGCATATTCTACAGATACGTTAGCTTGAGTATCTATTTTTATTAAAAATAACTCGTAGTTATCATTGTCCTTTCCATCTATTAAGAAGTCCCAATTAACTGTAAATTCTCTTGGATTAATACCTATGTGTCTAAGTCTTCCATTAGCAGGACTATCAAAATGTTGTAAATCTATAGCTGTAAAAGTTCCGTTTAAATCTACTGCCGTGCCTTGAGTTACAATATTGGTTTCGACTTCTGCATCATTATTTAAAGCTCCCCCAACGAAAGTATTAGCAATACCTATATTATTATCCCAATCACAAGGTAAATCAGAAGCTGATAAATTAGGAAATATATTTGTATCATTAGCGTTAAATCCCCCATCTCTACTAATTATAGCTCCTTTTATTTGAACAGTTGAAGGGTTTGGAAATGCACCTACAGTAAAATCACATAGAGGAGCTAATGTAGGTAAGTCACAATTTATATCCGTTAAGAATCTACTATTCATTTGAAACGCAATCCCTTCCTTAAATAACGGCTTAGTCATTGTTCCTGCTAAACTTCTAACAATACTTGTAGTAATTCTATAACCACCTCTCCAAAGACCGTGTAGAGTTAAACTTGGAGAACCTCCGAAACGACCCGTACCACTTTCTAAGCCTTGTCTGTAATTATATATATCTCCTAAATCAGTACAGTCTATATAGTTTATTCTTGCAAACTCAAAAGCGTTAAAACCCGTAGCATCATATAATTCGTAAACCTTAGAACCTGTTCCCGTTACTGAGATATAATAGTCAGCTCCTAAAACGTTACCACTACCTATTTCAATGGACTCAGAAACAAACATAGTGTAAGAGTCTTCTGAAGATGTTAAACCGCTTATATCAAAAGACAAACCCATTATAGTTATTCCCGTAGGAGGTACTGTTATCTGAGTCGTACCCATATCTATAACACCATCTAAAAAATATTGTTTAGTCGAATCTATAGCTCCTCCTAAAGTTGTATCTTTATTAGTCTGTGTCACTATGATTCTATTGTCTAAATTATTATCTATTGGTAAACCTTCCCCAACCCACGAAGAGCCGTTCCAATATTCATTTTCACCTGTATCTAAGTTAAATATAATTGAACCGAGGTCGGGCCTGAGCGCACTTCTTTCAGCTAAGGTATGCCTGTCAGGTCTAACGTTCATCGAAGAATTTATTCTTTGTCTTGCCATATTATATTTGAGATTTTATTAGGTCTATAATTTCTTGAGCTTCTTCTTCAGTCAATTCATCAATATCTTTCTCTAATAACTGCGCAGCTCTTTCTTCAGTCATTATTTCTTTTTCTTCTGAGGCATTTATTTTTCTGTCTGAGAATATTCCTTCAATAGAAAAACCTAAATACTTTCCTTCTTTAACATCTTTCCAAACCTCATCGTTATCAACCTTCATTACAACACACCAATCTCCTTCTTTTGCATTAAGTTTATAAGCATTAGACTTATCATTAGAAGCGTCTAAAACAACCCAAGATTCAACCACAGAGATATCTTGAGCGACTACTTCATGATTTAAAGTAGCGTTGTTATTATTTAGACTTGTTAAATATAAATGAGCAGCTTGTTTCACGGTCTCTTTACTAAAGACAACATTGTACTTATAATCCCCTTTTACTCTTAAAATTTTGAAGTCAGGTTTTAAGGCTATGCCTGCTACTATTCTTTGCTCATCATCAACTGATTTAAACTGCACTTCTTGTTGACTAAGGGCTATCCAATTTTCCATTATAGCGGGTTCTTTCACAAAGCTAATTGCATGGATTCCGTCCTCAGCCACATTGTCAGATATGAACAATTCTATTGTGTCTAATTTCATAATTTATGTTTGTTATTAATCGTTATTTATTATTATACTTTGTTTTTATGTTAATGTAAGCTATTAGAAGCTCGCATCGTCAATCCTATTGCGCTCTAAAGCCGAAGCTGATTGAATATCAGTAGAAGTGACAAAAGCTTGAATAGGTTGATTATTTGCATTAGCCGAGCTAATCACACCTTGAGCAGTTGAACTTCCTGAGATTGAATCAAAAGAAGAGGATTGAACTTGTAAAGGAGCAGGTCCTATTGTATTTCCTGTTCTAAAATTACCACCGCTTGTATTAGCACTACCGCCTCCTGATGCTTGACCTCCACTTTTAATCGCAGATATATTCTTGGCCGCTACTGCTGCAGCTAATCCTGCTTGTACTAAAGGATAGGCCGGAAAAAATACCGTGATAGGTGAAGACTGTGCTGTTGTATACGCGTTCTGAACTCCTTGAACACCTGATATCGTTGCTTGAGCAATTGCCGCAGCTTTACCTACTTTAGAACCTTCTTTTGCTAATGATTCTATTGCGTTAAAATTACCTTTTATATCTGCTAATCCTTGAGTTGCTAAAAGCTTCTTAGCATCTGCAATTTCTTTATCTTTTTTATAGGTTGCTAAAGCTGCATTTCTCTTAGCTTGCTCTGTTTCATCAGTAGCTAATTTTGACAATGTTAGCCCCTCTAATTCTACCACGCTGCTTTCGCTTCGTATCTCATTTAAAGTGTTTAAATTTTCTCTAAACGATTCTATTTCTGCTGCACGTTCTTCCTTCTTCTTTTCTTCCTCTTCTTTTCTTCTCTCATTAGCTGCTTGTCTCCTTGCTTCTCTTTCATCTGTTTCTAATTGAGCATCTTCTACTAAATATCTTTTTTTGATTTCTAATTTCTTATCTACGGACGCTTGTAATGCTTCGTTTTCTTTTTCGTAAGCGTCTACAGATGCTTTTAAGTTTGCTTCTGCCGCTTCAATTAATTCACTCTTAGCACCTTGGTTTCTTAAAGCTGCAAGTGTGTTCTCATTTAAAGTAATTGTATTTATCGCAATAGCTGTTGAATCGATTCCTGCTGCAATAGAATTATCAATATGTTGTAACTCTAATTTTCTTAATTCTTCTCTACTCGCTCCACGAGCTTTAGCCATGTTATATTCGTGAGTTTGATTCTTCTCCAACTCTGTTCTATAATCCTCAGCTGCCTTAGTTTGTGATTCAATTGATGCCTTGTTATCTTCGTTAGCTTTAGTGGCTTTTTCTGTTGCCGCACTTGATGCTTGAAACATCTTTATTAGTGCGTAACCTGCCGTTACTAATGCTGTAACTGCTACAACCACAATTCCAATAGGATTGGCAGACATAGCCGCATTCCATAACCATTGAGCAGCTGTAGACAATTTTTGCCATACCACAGTTCCTTTAATAGCTGCTCCCAACTTGGTTACAGCCCCCGTATTAGTCTCTAATGATTGTAATGCAGATGAAGCAGACATAGCCCCGTAAAGTACGGCAATGGACTCCTCAGCTTGTTTAGATTCTATACCAAAAGCCGACATAGCCCCTTGGGCTAATACAAATGAATCAGTAGCTGTCTGTATACCGCCATTTAATTTCTCGCTTGTTGTTCTCGCAAGCCTATCAGTTGTTAAATCTGTTTCTTTTTGTGCTTTTCTAAGTCGCCCTACTTCTTTCCCTAAATCTTTAAATTCAGCTGTAGCTGTTTGTCCTGATTGAGCAAGCTCATACATCCTATCTTCAAGCTCCCCCATTCGCCCTGTTAAAGGCTTCATGTCTCCATATACATCTTCAAAAGTTTGTGTAAGGTCAGTTGTTTTCTTGTCAACATCTAAAACCGCTTTTCCAAAGTTATCTAACTCGCCTGATGCTTTATCAAGGTTTGTTTTTACTTCTAAATCAATTATTTTCTTCTTATCTGCCATAGCTTCTCTTTATTTGTATTATCATTTCTTTAATCGATGTAGCCAATTTATTCTTGCCTTTTGCAATACAAATATATTTGCTATTCTTCTCGTATTTAACTTCCTTTAGAAGTTGTAAAGCTGTTTCTGCTATCATGTTATGCTGTTGATTTTGTTAATATATTCGATGTTGTGTTATATCCTCCTCTATCATACGCTACAAACTTAAAATTGTAAGACGTCGCAGACGCTAATCCTTTAAAAACGACACTATCCGCAAAAGTAGCCACTCCTTCCCCATTTAAAACCTTTGCTAATATATATTCTGAATCTGCTGCTTTCTTATAATAGAATTGCACATCGCCTACACCATAACCTGCGTCTTCACATGTGAAAGTTGCTGTGACCGTTGTTGAGGTTCTTGATGAGTATGCTAATGTGCAAAAAACAGGACCGGCTGTGTCTGTTATTTCCACAACCCTTGTTTCCGTTACAATATTACCATCTGAATCTGTTACTTGATATCTTTCAAATTGTGTGCCCGGCAAATTTATATCTATTGCAGGACTAACAACGACTATGGAACCTGTTAAATCACCATCTTCTACGTCTGTAGCTGTAGCTCCCTCATCTACCCAAACAGCTCCCGCTGTTGCTGTCTTAGGATTATCTCCTACAATAGTTATTACAGGAGGGTTCCCTACATTTCCTACCGAGTAAGGCGTTACCTCAATTACCGTATCGGTAAGCAATTCGATTGTACTTTTACCGTTTTGAAGATTAGTTTTTATAGAATTAATCCTATATGGATTATTCTTATATACAAACCTATCTGCTAAAGAGAATGTAGATAAAATCCCAATTGGTAAATAAGCATCGACGGTTAACATTCTTTGTCTTGAGTTAAACAAAGGCGATATAAATGAATTATAATAAACATTATAAAGCGTATCTACGAACTTCCTTGAACCGTCCCACGATGCCGCTGTCGCTCCAAAATGAATTGAGCTTGTACTAACATCCGGAAATAAAGATAACGTGTTAGAGGGAACGTTAAACAATGTAACCTCAACCGATGAGCTCACAGTATCTTGTAAAGATAATGACCCATAAACTCTTTGTGGGTAATATAGTACCGGTTTTTTGAATGCTATTGGTTCAGAATCCTTGTCTATA